AACTGTCGCCATTAAGGAATTGATGAGTCCATTCGACGCCAATAGCATCAAGCATCTTTGCGGTGTTCAATAATGACTCCGTATAATGCGCAAAACATTGCTGCATGTACATCGGAGTGGCTATTTGAAGTTTTAACTTCGGAAGATTGCCGGATTGTTTTGCTCGTCTATCCTCTCGGTCAATTTTTCCTTGCTCTGGGACGCTAAGCTGTTTAATTGAATCCATTTTCGATCTCCTTAATTACAATAAAAATCCTCTTGACCGCATGAAGTCAATCGGATGCTTGGAACTTTTTTGATGATTGCATGTTGCTCTTAATAACTGCATATTGTCGTCATTATTCGATCCACCTTTAGCCAATGGCATGATGTGATCTAGATGATAATTATCTCCAAGTGGTTGTTTACAACAGACGCACAACCCCTTTTGCAATTTAAATAATTTATCAGACAGTCCTTTTGATAAAATTCCTCCGCTCGCTCTTTTTCTTGCCCGTCTATTGTGCTCAGCAAGCCGATGTGATTCTGGATTCTCTAATTGCATCCTTAACGCGGATGCTCGTCGTTTTTCTGGATTATCGACAGCCCACTTTGCTGTCCGTAAATTTATCGATTCCTTGTTTGCTTCCCAATACTTCTTTGACCTTGCCTTTTCTTTTTCTGGGTGCCTAGCTCTGTATTTTGATCCATTAATATTTGCCTTCTCAGGATTTTCTTTAGCCCATTTTAAGGATCTAGCAATTGCGGCATCCGCATTTTCTGCACAATATTTCTTGTTGTATGCCTTTATGCACGGCTTGCACCTGCCATCTTTATAGTGTTCAGAACTTCCACATTTTTTACAGGTTTTCATACCTGTAATTGTACCTTCTGCACGTAAATGGCGGGGCAATTTCTCACCCCGCCCATATGTTACGACGACAACAGGCCCAATGCTACTAGGGCATTCTTGATTGCGAGCGAGTTGGTATTCGATCCATTGAATCCAACTGCAATCGAGTTAGTCGTGGAGCCCGCCGTAGTCACAGCACCAGGACCCTGCAGCGGAACCGCAGCGATGGTGTACAACTCGGAAGGAGGGACAACTGCGGTCGTATTGCTGTTCTGGAACGTAATGGCCAGCGTGGAAGCCGCCGATACGCGCATACCAACAATATGAATTCCTGGCGTGAAGCTAGGCTTGCTTACCAGAACCGACGTTGACGCGTTCAGGCTGTTGACCGTGAAAGTCTGTTCTGCCGTGGTTGTGGCCGCGACAGAAGTAGGCGTCAAAGTCTGAGTCGTGATGACGAACGGCGCTTTTGCGATCTTGCGTTGCACGGTAGCAGCGTAAGCCTCTGCCGTCGACGTGACCGCTGAGCTACCCTCGTACAGCGTGACAGCGATGTTACCCGCCGAACTGACGCGATAACCGATGATGCCCAAACCAGCCTGGAACGATGGCTTGGAAACGCCGGAAATGATGTCGTCGGCTTGAATACCCGTCACAGCGGTAGTCACATCAACGGCAGTCGATGCGGCAACGGCGGTCGTTGCAGGCGTGAACTTGTACACCAACGAACGGTCGGAAGGCACCAGCGTCGGCAAGAATGCAAACGAGTAGGTTTCCGATGCTGTCGGAGTAATCGCGCCGGACGAGTTGTTCAGGTAGGTGATAGCCACCTGATCATCTGCGACGACGCGAATGTTCGAGATACCCAGACCGGCCTGATTGGTCGGCTTGTTCACGATTGGGAAGGTACCGGGTAGGGCGCCAAGAACCGTGAACACCTGTTCGCTACCTGCTGGCGTGGCAGGAACCGACGTCGGAATCAGAACAGCGGTCGTGGTGTAGTTGGAGTTGATGCCAATTACATCGTATGCGTCGGTAGACGTTGGAGTGATCGCGCCGGAACTGATCACAGTGTAATTGACGCCAATTGCATTGGCAGCAGTTACGCGATAACCAGCAATACCCAAACCGGCTTGAGCGGCAGGTTTATTCACAGCGATCACGTCAGCAGCAAGAATGCCAGTGACGGTCGATGTGGTTTCCAGCGTAGTCGTTGCGCCCACAGAACCAGTAGACAGGGTGACTTGATACTTGGTCAAAGTACCGTTGTCTTGGATGCTGGCATTTTCCGATGGGAAGGCGACAAATGGTGAAATGATAGGGGCCGCGCCGTAGAATCCAACCTCGTCAGTCAAGGATACGCCGATTTGCGTACCTTGCGAGTTTTGGTCAGATAGTTGACGCGGAGCAGAAAACGATACCGTAGTAGCGTTCGGTGTAGTTGCAATAGTCATTGTATTCTCCAAAATAGTTTCGATTTTCCTTAACCAAGATGAAGCAACGCCTGAGGATCAGACCAGTCTTTTACATTACCTTTCATAATGTGCTCCCTCACGAGAGCGACCCATTCTTCCGCCTGTTCTTTAGCAATGCGTGGGAAATAAGGCATCGGGACCATGTTGCCAGTCTTTGTCTCAATCGCCCACACTTGATAAAGTGGCTGCTTTACTTGGTCAGTCATTTAGTTTCCTTTATTGTACGTGCTTCCAAGACCTCATTTTACGGATATCACATACAGTTTGTTGGCTTAATTTGTACTTTCTAGCTAAGGCCGCTCCAGTTTCGGTGCTTGCTCGTATTTCTCGGACATCAGATTCAGTTAAGGTTTGTGACCGATTTTCACCAGTCGCCCCCCTCTTGTTCTTCACAATCACTAAATCCTCTAGGAACCACCAAGTTTTACGGTTTTTTATATCAAATACGCATTGCTTTTGGCATCCGTATTCTTCCGCAATAACTTCATACTTCCTTGGATCGGCGGCGATTTTCCTAGCCTGTTCTTCGGTAAGCTTGGCTTGTCGTCTAGCATGCTGCTCGCCTTTAGATTGCCTTCCTTTGCTTACCATGTCCAGACTATTTTCATGTGCAGATCCAGCTTGTAAATGTTCTGGATTAACGCATGACGGATTATCACAAAGATGCAAAACTTGAATACTACGATTAAGAATTTCCCCAGTATGAAATGCCCATGAAGCTCTATGCGCATCCCTATATGTTGTCATTCCGATAGTTATATGGCACCTTCCATAACCATCTTTATCTTTACTAGCTATCCAATTCCAGCATCCATCTGATCCATTTTTATCCACGCAATGCAGGAATCTTTCATCAAGAGTCAACCCCCGCATACGAGCACTCAATGGTCGTTCTGCTACCGGAGATCCATGCAATCTTGTCATTCGATAGTGATTTACACACATACCCATTGCCTCAACTTCTTTTTCGCAGCCTTTAATACAGCATATGTTTTCCATTTTTTCCTCCAAATATTTATTGAGGATTATATGGTAACACATACTATGATTTAAAGCTAGTTCGTCAATCTAGTTGCGAGTTCGGGGTAATAAGTGGCGGTGCCCCACAAAACATCGATCCGGGTCGGCATCACATCGTTGTTAATATCATACGCCCTAATAGTACGTAGGCTGATCCCCTTGTAGACCTCTTGCGCTTTGAAGTCCACACCGTCCGGCATAATCAACGGGACCGTCACCAGACCGAAAGCATCTTTGGTAAAGCCGATGTTCTTGGCAAGGTTCGAGTTAGCCGCGCCGGAGATAACCGTGATCGTTGCGCCCGATGCTGGCGATACATCGACAGTCTGGAACGCGCCGGTAGTGACGATTGGCGGGAAGATCGACAGCGACGATGAGCCGGAGCCGTTCGAGTTGGCAGTTGCGGTAACGACGAAGTTACGCAGCGAACCAGTGCTTGCCAGCGATTCAGGATTGACAGCATTGACGCCAGAGATAGTGAACACGTCGCCGATGTTCAGCAGGCCGGTAACGCTTGCAGTCCATCCGCCAGTGACCAGCGTCGAGCCGGTTTGCCCTGCGCCGGTAACGGTAGGAGTGCCGCCGTATGCGCCGGTTTGCTGCGTCGGGATGTTCTGATCCATGAAGATCTCGAAGTTCGCAATGTTCGGGATGAAGCCCTTGAAGCCAGGTTCAGCCACGGACGTTACGAAAACGGTCGAGATACCCACGGTCACGCCCCAGTATGCTTTCGGATTCAGAACCAGCGTGCGATCATTCTGCGGTGCTGCTTCTTCATCCAGTCGCTGCGCAACGTTCGCGATGAACGAGAACGCGTTAGGCGTGGTGCCGGGAGTGCCGACTTCGTTGTACACGTTCGGGATGTTGGCCAGCACGCCGCGATCAATGCGGTTTGCGAGCTTTTCCATTGCGGGCTTGAGATAGCGCTCGCGGAATTCCTCAACGACCAGCGTCAGAGCCGATGTTCCGAATTGGAAATCGACGTGAGACTGATTGCTGATAGTGATCGTGGTCGATGGCTCGATGATGTCCTGAACCTGCAGGCCAGCACCTTCCGACACGATGAATTTGTTAGGTTTTCGGATGGTCAGTTGAGTGCCGATTTTAGCGCCCATCTGATCTTCGAACTGTCTGTTCACGCGCCCAGCCATAACCAGATTGTTCGCCAAAATAACGAGCGATTCTTTGGTCACGATACTAGACGTCAGTAGGGTATCTGTAGACATTACAATTTCCTTTTCAAGTCGGCATGTCAAGCATGCCTATTATCGATTCGCTCGATACTTCTGAGCGGCTTGTGTTTTCATTTCCTTTTCACGCCGAGCCGCGTATTCGTCCATCGATTCCTCGTGTGGAGTCTTACGTTCAGGACTGGCACGATTTCCCACAGGCTTAATGGGTTCGGCAGCCTTAGATGGTTTCGGCTTGCGTGCGATACGGATTTCCGCTTGAATTTCGCCCAATCGAACGGCGGCATCAAACGGGTCCATCGCGTTGAGACTCTTTGCCTCGTCAGGATTGCTTGCCAGATGATAGAGAATGTGAGGGGCCATTTCTGCCTTCTCGATGGCGAAGAAAACGTCATTGCGCAACGTCAGATTCTCGTTGTTCGTGACCTTTTCCGCGTAATCGGGATAGTCAACTGCGGCTTTCTCCACACGCTCGTTAAAGTTCTTGTGCAATGCAATGATCTGCTCTTGCACTCGCGCGTGTTGTGCTTCCTCGTTGGCCTTGCGGGCTTCTTCTTGCCTTGCCTGCACTGCCTGATGCGCCGCTTCGTTTGCCTTGCGAATCTCCGAACGGGTCGTATGCGCGCTCAGAGCGGCCACGTATTCGTCTGGATCATCGAAAGCGTCACGGTTCGGCACCGGATCATCCTCGATCTTCGGCACTACTGGAATGACTGACTCAGCCCTTTCAGCTGCAGCTTTCTCCGCTGCTGCCTTCATTTCGGCTAGTTGCGAACGCGCTTCATCTGCTTCGCGCTTGTGCTGGTCGGCCAGTTCCTGCGTTGCTTTTTGTTTCGCGGTCATCTCGGAAAAGCGTTTTTGAATGCCTTTCTTCTT